TTAAAATTGTTTAAATAATTAATTAAATTTTGTAAAGTTGCTGGATTTAATTTAGTAAGGTTTTTATTGACATCAAATCCCAAAAGATAAAGATTATTTGTAAATGGATTATTTGATTCTAAAAACTTTCTTCTATCTAAAGGATTAAGTGGATTTAAATCTAATACTTCGTTTTCATTTTGATCAATTAAACCACGTATTAATCTGTTATATTGAATGTTTCTTGAAGAATTACTTTCAACATATGCTTTTGCAACGTTACCCAAATAAGTTGGTAATGAATAAACTCTTAACAAAATATCATCTGATGTTACCATTCTATTTTGAGAAGAAAAATTTAAAATAGCATTTTGGCGAATTTGTTCATTTGTTTCAGCATTATCACCACCGGTAGAGGAAGTTGGATTATTTACTCGTAACGAATTTTTAATATTATTTAATAGAATAACTTCACTATCAGTTAAACTAGTTACGTCATTTAAATAATCTGTACTTGCAATTTTATTTATTTCATCCGAATTTACATTAGAATCTAATCCACCTCCAATTACATAATTTACTGTTAGTGTAGTATTTGATGGTGACACGCCATAAGAATTGGCTTTCAATACATTTGTATTATCCAATGAAATATTTAGATTTTTTAAATTTGATAATGCAACTCCAACATTTGTTGGATTTGGGATTATAACTGTATTTTCATAATTTTCTGTATTTGCTCCAAACTGGAGATATGTAAAATTATTTTGATCAACTGTAGTTATAAATCTACGTTCAGTTCTTAAATATTTAAGTATTTTTGGAGTTTCACTGCGATATGGAGAAAGTGTTTGATTATTTAGTGGTAAATTATCAATTACAATTGGTATTGTATCTTGTGCTAAATACTGTGTTTCATAATAATTAATATTATTACTATCCACCACACTAATAATTTTTACTACATTAGTTTCATCTAATTTAATTTTCAAAAATGGTTGTGGATCTCCCACACTAAATGTCTTTGAAACGATTCGACCTGAATAACATTGAGTTGTCTTTTTTATTAAATAAAACAACGGTGCTCCTGTATTATCACGACTATATACACTAATTTCTCTTGGGGAAAATAATGTATCTTGACTAAAATCAACACTATCCTCTATTATAAAACTAATTCCAGAGACGCTTGATAGTTGGGTATATGGTTTTAATATAAGACAATATCTTTCATCAGGCACATATTCTCCATTTACACCAGATGTACGTGTTGCTGGTAACAGTTGAAATAATTCGACAGTTGTAGATGATACTGAAGATACCTTTGGTTTATAACCCAAAAATTGAGCCTGATTTATAATATTTTTACGTTCTCCAGCAAACTGTATAAAGCTTTCTTTAAATTGATAATCAGTATAGTATGAAAGTACATCCCCAACAAATGCAGCTTGTTCGATAAAAATTTGACCGGGTGAACTTTCACTAAAATCTTTATAATTTTGAGGATAATATTGTTTAGTAAAATCTATCAACTGTTGTTTTAAAGAAGTAAAATCACGATTTAAATACAAAACGTCTTTTGTATTTGCTTTAAATGTTTTATTAATTATCTGTTGCATTATAAGTTATTGTTTGTAATAATTACTTCGGTTGTAGATTTCAATTCTTTATAAGAAAATGCCACTTTTATAAATATTTTATTGTAATCATTATTTTCAATATCATTTTCTAATAATTGTACTTTTACATCTTCAACAATTACCCCGTTCATAAATTTATCTAAATCATTTTGAACAAGATTTACTAAAACCGGAAGCATATCTCCCAGTTCATTTTGTTCAAATAAAACTTTATACAATGAAGACCCAAATGCATTGTTAAATCTACGTTCACCTGGTCTAGTCAATAAAAGATTTTTGATATTACTTGAAACTTGTGATATAGTATCAGTATTTGTTTCAAAATATCCATTTTGACCCAATCTAAAAGGTATTTTTAATCCTATGGGTTTGTTAGCCATATATTATTTCTTCTTTTTATCAACTGCCTTTAATAATGCTCTGTAATCTCTATTCATAGCATTGTAAACGGTTTTAACCGGCTCAGGCGCATTCTCTGGAGCTTTAGTTTCTGCTATAATTTGTTTACCACCGCTTTCATAACCACCCATCATACTTACTAACCCACCCTCTTGTGGAATTCCACCCGAAGTTTGATTTAAAATATCATTTAATAACGGATTGTTACTATACTTTACGTATTTTTTAGTTGGCTTTGGTTCTTCCACTGAGACAGACTCATTCATCGTTTCTAGTTCTTTAATAATTTGTTGTTCTAGATCCGATTCAGATGTTTTTTGTTTTGAATGAGTCGTTTGTTTTGACAAAAGTTCGTTCAATTGAACTTTTAATTCTTCTTGAATAACACTACGCACTTCTTGTTGAACCGTTTTTTTGATAAACTCTTTCAATAATTCAATTTTCATATTATTTATATATATAATTATTATCCTAAAGGAGATTTAGGTAAATTTAATAACGCTTCTGCGCCTTTAACATTGTTAGGTCTTGGTATTTTTATAGTCTTTATACGTGGAATGTTAGCTGGTTTTGGTATTTTTGGTTTTGGTAAACTTTTTTGAATATTTGCTAACTTAGCAGTAGCAGCACCCAAAACACCGCCTGAAACAACACCGATTGCAGCTCCTTTACCTCCGCCTAATAATCCACCCACACCAGCTCCTAATCCGCCGCCAACTAAAGCTCCACCTGTCACTCCGCCAACAGATAATCCAGCCCCAACCGCAGTTCCACTTAAACCTCCTATTAAAGCACCTTTACCACCTCCTGCTAATGCACCAATTCCGGCGCCTAAAGATCCTCCCAACACTCCGCCTTTCAAACCATCGGCTAATTTTGAAGTAGAACCAACTAAACCAGTCTTTGCATCAACAAATTTATCATTTCCTGCGATTGATTCTGGACTGAATTTGTCTGGAGACCAATCTTTTCCTAGTCCATCTGGTTTTAGTCCTTTAGGATTTAATTTATCAAAGACTTTGCCGGCTACACCACCAGCAACCAATCCAGCCCCAGCTCCAATCAATGCACCTTTTCCTCCGCCTGCTAATGCACCTATACCGGCTCCTAAAGCACCTCCTCCGATTGCACCTTTAACACCGGATGATAAATTACTAAGTACCCCCCCGGCAGATTCTTGAACACCGCCAATTGCACCTTGTGCCTGACCAGTTGCGCCTTCTAATGCACCTTGTGCCTGACCAGCTGCGCCTTCTAATGCACCTTGTGCTTGACCAACCGTTCCTTGTACTTGACCAGCTGCACCTTCTAATGCACCTTGAGCTTGACCGGCCGCTCCCTGTACTTGACCAGCTGCACCTTCTAATGCGCCTTGTGCCTGACCGGCCGCACCTTGAACTTGTGATGTTAACCCTCCGGCCGCACTTTGTACTTTAGATGCTGCATTACTTGTTGCGTCTTGGGCTTTTGAAGCTGCTTGTTGCGCTGCATTTGCATCTAACCCCTTTACTTCTTGGGTAGGAAGTTTTATATTTGGATTATCTACTACTGGGGGTTTATTTGTTACACCACTAATTGTTTGTGTAGGTGGTCCTGCTAAAGCAGGATCTGGATCGGTAAATGCATCTTGCCGTTCCACTTTAATTCCCTTACCAGAAACACCAACTTGATCGGCTAAAGTTTGTAACAAAGATTCTCTTAGTTGTTTAAAAGCATTATTAAACGCTTCACCTGGAGTATTTCCAATAGCACGTGTAGTCTTAAAATCGGATGCTATTATAACTTTTAGTGTTTTTCCACTAGGTGTTTGTCTCGGAACTTTAATGTCTCCACTTAAAGTAACATTTGCTAAGTATTTTCCGGTTAATTCATCACGTTTCGATGTTGAAAATTTTCCACTTAAATTAAAACCCAATTCATTAGGAAAATTTGCGTCTGGAGACAAATTTTTTACAGAAATATTTGGGGTTGGTGCATCATCCTCTGCTATTGCATTTGGTTTTATGAGATCAACTTTTGAATAGAATGCGTTTATAGCTCTTCTATATTCATTCGCATTAAAAACTGTGCCATTCCAAGCTACAGTTTCTTCATAGGATATATAATAATCACTCATAATTAATCCTGAAATTCAAATTCAACTTGTACTGGACCTTCACGACGATTTCTACCTTTGAAATCACCCACAACTCCAGCACCTGTAACAGTATTAATTTCTACTGGGTCTTTACAGTCACCGCCACTACCAGTTGGTTTAACTCCATTGCTACCAGGAGCATATCCACCGCCTGTAACGAATACTCTTCTACTTAGCGTTTTGTGTAGATTATCTCTCAATAGTTTAAGTTTAATTTGTTGTACTGGTATTTGTGTTTGATCTGGATTAGCATCCTTTGTATTTTCTGGAGTTGCATCTCCTGATCTAGGATGTGTATGTGGATGTGGGTGTACGTGATGATGCCAGTGTACGTGGTCTAATAACCAATTACATAAATCGTACATCCAATCTACGGTTGTTTGACCTAGTAATACTGGTTCATTTGTTTCACCATATTGACCCAAAAATATTTGTGGTGCATTTATACAAGCAGTATTATTTGTAGTTATAACTACATTATCATTAGCATCTACTGTATATTCGCTGTCAGTGGTTACGGCGTAACGTTTTTTACTAAAATGTAATGTTTCTGCAAATCTACTACTTAAGACCAATCGATCAGTATTTATTACGATTTGATCGCCATTTAAAGTTGGAAACACAAATGGAGTGGAATTTTTCGGATTGAATCTCACTTGTTCTTCAGTTGGTTCTCCATCTGAAGTTTTGCCAAATATACTTTTGTAAACTGTAGTTTTCCACTCACTGAATGTTTTTCCACTTGTTATTTGTATTGTGCTACCATCATTGTTAATATCTTCCTCTATTTGTCCACCAAAATTCTTCTCAGATGGAGTTATTTTTGGAATAGGTGGTAACTTGGGATGTAATTGTTGTGGTTCGTCTAAAGAGATATTTCTTTGTCTATTTCTAATAGTAATCTTTGGATTTCCATATCCACCATCACTAGATTCTTTTAATAAATTGCCGTTTAATGTATAGGATGGATAGGATCCTTTATCATTTAGTCTATTATTATCATAAGCACTAAAACGAATTGATTGACCAAATCTACTTTCAATAGTTGTGTCACCCTCATTTTTTTTAATTAATCTTATAAATGGATTTAATATAAAATATTCACCTACAAATCCAAGATTATTGTATTTAGAATAAATTGGAGCAGATGTATATGTTGCTCTTTTACTGTCGAAATAAAAAGGGACGGCAGAAGTTCCATTTTCACTATATACAGTTTCTACACTGTAATCTATATTATTTGGGAAATTGAATTTATTTAGTGGTTTGCTATAATAAAAATTATTACCTACTTTTTGTACAAGAACGAGTTCATTTACAAGTGGATATTGTGTAATAGTTTGATCAAGTGGTATAGCCCATGGTAATTTCTCATTTGGAGTTTTCTTTTCTTGTGATAATATTCTTATTTTTGCACGGCCTATGTAAGAAAAATCAACATCGTCTTGATTTGCTGGTATATTTTTATAATTGAGTGGTAAAATTTGTGGATTAACTTTTTGTTTGTAAGCATCTTGTAATTTAACATGATTTTCATTAAAAATGACATCCACTACAACTGCAAGTTGCAATGGAGATCTTACATCAACAAGATCTTTTATTTGTTGATCATTTAACTGTGGAGATTTATTAATTTTTGTTACATCCGTGTTTACCATAATTATTCGTTTCCAATTTTTATAACTTCATCCATCAATTGTTTGCGTTCTTCTTCACTTAACACCATAGCACTGCCTTCGCCACTAGATTCACCTTTAGCAACTAGTCTTTGTATGACCGCTGCTAATTTAACTAATTGTTCGTCGTTTTTAACTCCTACATCATAGTAATCTTTGATCATAGGCACTATTATTGTAGCGTCATTAACGGTTTTTATTAAACTTCTTAATTCAGAAATCAATATATCAATTTGATCTTTCTTGTTTTCAGAATTTTTAACAATATCTTTGCATAAACTAGAAAAATTCTTTCCTTTATATATTTCAAAATTTAATTCCATATGTATATAAATATAAAAACCACTCAATTTGAGTGGTTTATTTGGTTGATGATATTATACGTTACCTGAATCTAAATAATTTTTCATAACTATATTTTGATATGATTTCATCTTATTTATTATTTTTGTAATTTGTTGAGTTTTACAATTACTAAGTTCTCTTATATACAAATATAACGTTTTTTTATTAAAATTTTCAATACGATCACTATTACGAAATAATTCGATAACAGCATATGCTATGTTTAGATCTTTTTGTTTTGTAAATATTTTAGTTATATTTTTTTCCCAATACCGAATCAATAATTTCATAAATTCGGCAGTTTGTATATTTTTATGATGAGCATCTTCAGTTTGAAGACATACACTATCTTCGCCTGGAGTCTCACTGATATCTACATGTTGATTGAAACGTTTGTAATTATTATTATTGTGAAATATTAAATAATTTTTAGCTACGATACTAAAATAACTGAATGCTTTTCCCTTACCGGATTCAAATTTATGTATATTAGAAACCAAATGTGCCACAGTTTCTTTTTGTATTTCTAATGGACCTGTATCAAAATATGTAAATTTAAACGTATTGAATATGTTCTCTACTAATTTGTCAAAGCTATATTTTATACGATTTTCATAAATCTCATTACGTTTAATTGGATCTTCTTCTAGATTATATTCTATAATAGCTTCTTCTGTTTTCTTAGAAAAATATATTTTTTCCTTTTTATTACGTCCTCTACGTTTTTTTCTTGGTTCTGTTAACTCTTTAACTTCATCATTAATTGGATTTAAATCGTTTATTACAATAATATCTTTATCTGTGATATTTCTCGGTACATTAATTTCGGTATCATTTAAATTTGATTTATCGTATGTAATATCCAACTTTAATTTTACTCTTTTTATAGTTGGTTTAACTTTTTTAACAACTTTTTTAACTGGTTTCTTTATCGATTTAATCATGGATGAAATCTTCTTCGGTTTACGTATTTTTTTCGAAAACGATTTGGTTTTGTTCTTAAAAAGAACATTACTTTTTTTCTTTAGTTTCATTAATTTATTCTTTTTAAGACTGATCTTTTTCATCTGTTATTATCTTTTTATTTAAAGAAAAGATGATTTGCTTAAGATCTAAAAAAACAAAACCAACGTCGTCATCTTTTTCAAAGATACCACGATTATCCACTTCTTTCAATTTATTATATGCATCTTCTACTAGATTTTTATAATTTATAATCCAATCTTCCAATTTATCTATTTGATTAAATGATTTTTTTAACGATACTACAAAAAAAACATTTAAAATTACAGATAACAATAATAGTATTAAATAGAATATTTCAATCATTTTCTTCGTAGGATTCGTCGTCAACTTCAATAAACTCAGAAATATACTCTAGAGCATCATTTAATGTTTTCCAACACGATTCGTCGTAAGACCTTTTTAACAATTTATACAATTCTTTAAGCTCAGTTTCGTCCATACTTATAACTACATATATATCTTATTTAATTAAAGTGATTAAAAATTTTTTTTATTTTTTAAATTTTTAAAAACTAAACATTCCCCTAACACCAGATTTTGTTTTTCTTTCAACTATTTTCTCTACAATTTTTTCAACTGGCTTTTCAACTATTTTTTCGACTTCAACTGGTTTTTCAACTATTTTCTCAACAATTTTCTCAACTTCCACTGGCTTTTCAATTATCTTTTCTTCTACTTTTACTGTATTATTCGAATTTACTTCAGTACTATTAACCACATCGTTATTTACTTCCTTCTCACTCTTATTGTATAAATTGTAATCCTTCTCAGGATCGAACTTAACTTTATTTGTAGTAATATTATATGCTAACAATAAAATAACAGCTAATGGATCGAATACAGTAATAAGAACAACTATAAACCACTTTACTACTTTTTGAATAGTGGTATTGAATTCATCAGCCACAAATTTGAAAGTAGTTATATCTTTTTTCTGACTGTTTTCAACCTTTAATTTAAATATCTCATTATCTAAACTAGTAATTTTTTCATCCGAAGACTTCAATTTTGTATTTTCAGATTCTAATTGTTTGTTGATAGATTCAATTTGATCGTTGATCTGATTTTGTAAGTTCTGAAACTGTATTGGATTTCTTGCAATAACAACATTAGTTAAAGTTTCAGTCAATCTTGACTCTTGTGAAGATCTTAATCTAAACAAATTATTTATAGAAGTTTTTGTAGATTCAATTTTTTTCAATTCCTCAACTTTTTGAGACTCAAATGCAACAACTTTAGAATTTGAAATTTCAGCTTCTAATGATGATTTTTGAAACGCAGACGTTAAAAATCCAAATACACCCAGTGATGTTATAAACATTAATGATATTATTGCAAATATCATATAACCTTTCATTAGTATATTGGATCTATACCAATATCTAAATAACCAAGATGTGGTTACCAACTTACCTAATTCCAATGAACCTGCCATAACCATAGCAGCAAACGTTGCACCAGAAAATAACATTCCAATACCGTATACACTAAAATAAGCAGCACATCCTGCAATTAGTAACGAAGTGAATATTACTACATTTTCAAATTTAATCATATATATAAATATTTAAATAAAATAAAACCCCGTTAATTTAATAACGGGGTTCGATATAACCTAGATTGAATCTTAATCAATCTTTACTCTCTTTGTAACTGGTACAGTTGGTTTTACCTTTGTTAATGTTACCTTTAACAAACCATTTTCAAACTTAGCTTGTAAATCGGACTTATCAATTTGTTCGCCCAAAGTAAAACTACGTTTGAAACTACTATGTTTTAATTCTCTACGAATGTATTTACCTGTCAATTCTTTATCATCGACTTTTTTAATCTTTTGTCCACTAATTGTAAGCACATTTTCTTGTACTTCTACAGACACTTCTTCTTTGGATAAACCTGGAATTTCCGCTAGAATCTCTACACGATCATTATAATCTACTACATCCACCCGTGGATAACTCTGTTTTTCAAAAAATCCAACCCCTAATTCTTTAGTTAATTCTGGAAAGTGATTTGCAAATACTTCATCAAATACACGATCAAACGGAGCTAGAAACTCATCACGATCAACCTGACGCAATGTAAACGGACTATATTTAATAACTGACATATATTTACCTTTCTTTAATAATTCAATTTGAACTTATTATCATAACAACCTCACTCGAGCGTTGTCGTAATGGTATTAATACCATCGTTAATATATATTTGTCAATTAAATAAAAATTAAAATTTTCGAACAGGAAAATTATGACCAATTACATTTTTTCCCATAACGAATCTTTGATTTTCACAATTTAAATGCATATATTCTTCTTCTTCAAATAATAAATAACAATCATTTACAATTAATTTTTTACCGTCAGTACTTATTAATTCGTTTCCAGATTTAATATCCGTTACAGTTTTCCAAACACCATTTCCAACATACCATTTATGTGAAGAATCTACATCATAAATATTGTTATCAATTATTGTTCTATAAATTGGAGCTCTGTTTATAAATGCAACCGTAACTAAATTCCATTTGTCGTTTTCAACATCTCGTAAATGCATACCAACCTTAATTTCTCTAGCAGTTATAAAGCCGTGTTCTAAGGTTTCCATAAGTTGCCAAGCAGCTGGACATCCGCCTCCAACGGATGATACTCCACCTCTTTGACATATATTAATATAACTTTCCGCATCATTATTATTGTTATTTTTTCTTAAAAATAATATATAAAAGTTTGCAGTACCTAATGTACTGTTTGATGCATTAACGGTGTAAGTTCCTGAAAACTGTCCTGACGTACCCACAGTACATACATACGTTTGTTCACCTGCACTATCAAGTGTCCATGTTAAATTAATAACATAACCATCTTGTGTATACGATGTAGGTAAATTACAACCGGAGCCTGGCAAAGAATTAATAACAGCTTTGCCAAATGTTTTATCCGCCGTAGTACCTGTGCCATTTGTAATAAGTTGTAACACTTTATTTTTAATAGTTGTCCAATTTTCAAGAGATAAACTATTATAATTTACACATCCGATATTGCTTGTTACGGGAGTAACAACCGGTGGTTGTACAACACTGACTACACATGAATTTTTATCAAAATTAGCAATAATTTCACACGTTTGTGATTGTGGGTTATAACCAATTGGTAAATTTAAACTTACTGACCCCTTTGCAGTAAAAGAGGTTGGTTGAGACACATTGGAATAACTGGATAATCCAAAACCTATACTTATTTTTTTACTACTATTTGAAGATATTTCAAATATTCCATTTGGACTAAAAACAACAGGTGTAAGTAAAGAATCCAATGCACTACCGTTTAATTTTGTCCATGTCGGACTTATAGTAGCTTGCATTGCATCATTATTGTTGTTTGTGATGAAGAAACTAGCACTGTGTCTAATCTGCGTTGTAGAAGTTGGATTACAAACCGGTTGAGTAAAACCGTCTCCACAATCTTGTTGACCACATCGTGGCCCTGAAAAAGAAATATTAATTGGAAAATTTCCAATTTGAGATGGTGGACTTGTACATGAACTTCCGGCAGAATCTTGTGTACCTAGTATATACATCGTTATTTGTCCAAATGTAGATGTATTTTCAAATGAATATTGAAATGTAGGATTACTTCCACCAACACTTGTAGCTGTAACTAAACCTGTATAAAAATATCCAAGAGGACCGTCAGGCACATTTGATTTTTGACAGATTAAACCATCAAAACTTAATGTTCTATTATAACCTAAATTATCTCTATATGTAATTGTAGGTAATAATTGATTTTCTGATTTAAAAGTGGATATATTTGGATTCTGTAATAAGTTATTTAAATTATTTAGAATATTTGATATATCTGTTAATTTTGTATTAGAATAACCATTTGTCGATTTGTCCGAATTTATTTTTTGTAATAATAAAGATGATGCAAGTGATAAATCAGGAGCATTCATTGTATAACTATATGTTGTATTATCTGTTACACTACTTGCACATGTTCCTATAAATAAACTTGAAGTAAATGCATTGGAAAGACAATCTTTTGCTACTAACTTATATGCTTTTGTATCAATTAAATTGTAGAATGATTCAACATTATCACCTGCCTTGGCATATGAAAAAACTTTATTCCAACCAGAATCAACAATAGGCGTGGTAACATCTGATTTTGAATATAATGTATACTGATAAACTTTATCTTGAATTGTATTAGTTAAAAAGTTATTATTTTGAATTACGCTTGGTGAATAAATTTTTATTGTAGCTACTCCTGTAGAGGCTGCGACGTTAAAAGAACTACTAAAATATGAAGCTCCATAAAATTCACTGAATTTTATAGGCCGACGATTGTCTTTATTTATAAAACCAGTACCAATTGGTTTGGTTATACTGATTGTTTTAGTATCGGTGTTTGAATTACCTAGTCTATTTTCGATTTGATAATAACTTTGTGATAATGAAAAATTACTGGAACCTGGATTATAAAAATTACTTAATAATCCGTTTATAGAAAGATTTTCAGTATTATTTGTTTCACTTTTAAAACTTAAAGGACCGGATCTATTTATTACATTTATAGCCATATGTCCAATAAATATTAAATTTTATTTTTTAGTTCTTGAACTTCTTTATGTAATTCTTGAATAGATTTGATTAATAATGCAACTAACGGATTGTATTTAACAACTTTATAACCCTCAATATTATGAGAAACAAAATCAGGATATAATTCTTCAATTTCTTGAGCAATTACACCATAATCAGTTTTACCGTTCGATTTCCATATAAATTCAACTGGATTAAGTTGATTTATTTTTTGTAAACCGTCTTTTATTGGAGTAATATTTTCTTTTAATCTACCATCAGAAGTTGCGAATGTAGATAGTGCAACAATATCTCCTCTTACATCCAATTGTCCACTTCCACTTACACGTAATAATTTTGTTTGACTACTACCAGAAGTAACTAAAAATACATTTGTATTTGGATTGTAACCAGTTGGCCAACCAGTAGATCCACTTAAGTGTAAATGTAACTGTGCATTTACATTATCAGAACTTACGATATTACCTACACTTAATAAACGTTGTCTAACCCCCAAAACTCCCCATCCAGATTTACCGGACTGCCAAATAACATCTTTTGCAGGTAATGCTGATGTATTAACGTGTGAACCTGAATAATAAATCGCAAAATTTGCATTGGTTCTTAAGTAGTTATTGGAAGTTTGTAATCCAATACCATATATTGCCTGATTAGATGAGGAATTCTGAATTAAATGTTCACCTACAGCAGAAACTTGAAGTGGATTATTAACGGTAGTTCTACCAGAAGGCATACTACCCAAATTATTAATACTAGAATTTCTTACAATGTAGTTTGTTGAATCTAATGTATTACCTGCTGACCAATATGTAAATTGATTTGTTGTGCCACTGCCGATAATACCACCATTATAATTTAAAGCATATGAGGCGGTTTTTGAACAACTAGCTGTACCATAAAAAGCTACTTTTTTATTTGCATTATAATGGTTAGAAGCGCTTATATTACCTTTTATACTACCAGAAACACTTCCACTAAATTTTCCTCTACCCGTTCCACTAAAACTACCTGTTAACGTCGAATTTTTACTAATTAATTTTCCATCGAAACTACCACTAAAACTGCCTGAGGATTTGGCTGTTTTTGTAAAAATATACCCAAAAAAACTTCCGCTTAATGAACCGGATGTTTTTGATTTGCCGGTAGTGGATCCATTAAAACTACCTGTAAAACTGCCAGTACTATTGCCTTTAAATACACCACTTAAACTTCCAGAATGAATGCCTTTAAAACTACCTGTAAAACTACCGGTAAAAATACCTTTCAGAGTTTTAGCTGATCCTGAAAAACTACCTGTGTAAGATCCTGTTATTCTCGACAAATATTTAGCAATATCTCCAAATGTACTTTTTCTAGAGTATAAATCATTTGACGAACCAGATTCAATTGTCAATATTAAATCTTTAGTCGTTAGCGTACTATATCTTACTAAATCACTAACTTTTACTTGTTGTATTAAAGTACAGGTAGACATAATTATTTCCAGGCGTAAATTTTAAAATACCATTTGGTTGTATCTATTGCATACTGGGTTATTACACTTGTAGTAGTATTATAATCGTTTGTAGTAATACTACTAAATGTTGGTACAATTAACAATACACTACTAGTACTAGAAACAACTGTGCAAATTGGTTTAGATTGATCGTTATAAAATGAAGCTAAATCGACTTCTTGGTTAAGAACAAATCGACCATCATTTGAACCACATAATAATACAACTCTTACTAATGACGGCACTGTACCAAATCCGTGTGAAAATGACAATACATTACCGAATCTATAGTAGTATACGTTTTGCGCATCCGTGTTAGTATTAAAAAGCGAAGTTGTATATCCTGAAACACCTCCGTTATTAATATAACTCTTTAAATCTGATAAAACAGACTTTCTTGAATATTTTGTACCACTTACATTTTCAACTATCATTAATTGATCCGCGTCTTTTATACTTGAATAAGATGCAAGGTCACTTACTTTAATTAATTGAACGTTTAAACTATTACACGGTGTTGACATATTTTATAAATATACCATATTAGGCATAAGCAGTACCAATTTTAGTAATCAGTACTTCACTACCCATTAATATTATTGAATACAAGTCTCTGGCACCATTTGCGGGATTAGAAGCAGATGCTCCTGGCCATTTTACTGTATTTGGTGAAATTGTACTCCATGTAAATGAAGTACCTCCGCTATTATTATAGAAATAAAGATGACAAACTTTATTTTGAGTTAAATTAATACTTAAAGTTTGATTAGCAGTAGCCGTTAAGTAAATTAAATCATAGGAATTAAAATCAAGAGTAGTAGTTGCACCTGCTGAAGTTGCACTAACTGTTGTATAATCACTTTGATAATTACCTTTAAATGATCCTGTTATGATTGCACTATCGGTTTTTGAAATAAAAGATCCGGCATCCGCTTTAATAGTACCGTATGAGTAAATTTTACTTCCGCTTATTGAACCATAAGCACGTATGTTACCACTACTAGATACATAAAATGTATTGGAAAAACTACTTGATCCATATTGAACCAATATCGCTGTTTGTTTATTCTCCACTCCAACAGGAGCACCATTTATAAAGTTTCCAGCTAAAACGGATCCTGCTACATTTGCGGCTTGATTACTACCACTGAACATTCTGATATGTAATTTTGCACGAAGATATTTGTCAATCGATCCGGTAGGTTCTGCTGGTGGTGTTACCCCAATTCCTACTGACCCATCTCTAGCAGCTGAATCTGTATTAATATATGGCCAGAAATAAAATCCATTTCGGATGTGTTTCATTGCTGCCATTGTACCAGCAAGATTATTAGTTCTTGATGTAATAGTAGCGTTTTTAAGATGATATGAGCCAGTTGTAATACTAAAAGTTAAACTACCACTAGTTACCGATTGTAAGTACCATTGATCTTGATTAGGATATCCATTAACTCTGTTTTTGTTGTGTAGTACTAATCCTGCTAAATTTGATGTACCTGAACCACGATTTAGAACTATAAAATTTGATTGTCCGTATTTAGCAGATGCTGAAAGGTAAAAATTAATCTGTCCACTTTCATTTTTATAAAATAATGGAGCGGTTGTCAATCTGTTATTATCAAAATACGGCAATGCACTTGAACTATTTATAGATCCTTTTAACAAATATGAAGCTGTTAATGATGTTGTAGAAGAATCAGATGTTAAAGAATGAATCGCATTCGATATTGTACCATCTACAGATAATGCACGTAATGCATATGAAGCTGACGTAGATCTAATCGAATAACTACTACTTATAGCTTTACTTGCGGTTAATGCATAACTACTTGAATAGGACGAAAATTTGTTAGAACCATTATATGAATAACTGGATGTACCATTCGCTTTCAAATTTGTCCAAATTAAATATGAAGCACTGTCTGCTGTAGTAGACATACACAAACTAGATGTTTGTGCGTAACTACTAGATAATGAAGATAATTCACCATTGCCATTAAATGAATAACTGGCTGTACCAAGAAACGATGGTGATTCTATGTAAACATCTGAATATATGGTGTTTGCTGAAATATTATTAAAAGTACTGGTACCAATTGTAACGGTAACATTACCATTTAATTTACCTTTTAAACTACCTGTTAAGGAAGCATTTGCTCCTTTACTACCAGAAAATACTCCTGAAAATCCGTTTAATGAATAAATTTTAGACCCGGAAATAATATCAGGTCCAGTTGTACCAATTGGTGAGTTATCAATTGTAATACTATCGGCATTACCACTATTAATTACAACCGAATCAATTTCACCATATGCTGCATATAAATTATTATTTACGTTTAAATTGTTAAAATTACTTGTACCAAAATTTACATTTACATTTCCTAAAAATTTACCCCGTAAACTACCAGTAATACCATTACTTGCTGTAATTTCTTGTGATACTAAAGGTGAATTATCTAAAATTACACCCGAGGTATAGTCACTTATAGCAAAAGTACTGGTACCACTGTTACCTGTGAACGTAATATTTCCACCTCCACCTAAACCTTGATTAAACTCTATAGTTTTAGCGTATACTCCCAAAAAAGAAGCTACTGATGGATTATATCCAATTTGTAAATAATCGGTAATTCTTGCTCTTTTAAATAAATTAGGTATTTTATCACTTATAAGAGAGTAATTATCACTTTCAAAACTTCTAAAAGAACCAGAATAGGTATTATTAGGCCCTACAAAATTAAGATTATTGTAGTTGGTAAATAAGTTTACACTTTTCTGTACAAAATTACTAACTGTAGCTATTTTGGTTGAATTGCTACTGATGTTTTGTATGATTAAAAAATCGTTATTACCTATATCACCAACTGTTAGTTTTGGTAATTCAGGTACGGTTCTACCTTGATTGGATACTATCGCCATAATATACTAATAATTATCAATTAAGGTACATTTTTTAATTTTTTTAATATAAATTTTACAAGTCCGCTTCTAACTATATCATCTTCATCAAAGTTAAATACATAAATACCATTATCTCGGCTTTCTTGATCATCGAAAATTTTCATAGTTTGAACGAATCCACTTTTACCATTAATATCACTTTGATCTGGATCTCCACATATAAATAATTTACTAAACTCACCGATTCTTGTAATTAATGTGATTAATTCTTTTTTACTCATGTTTTGTGCTTCGTCTGCTACAATACATTTTGCGTTCCAACTTAATCCTCTCAAAAAATTAATAGGAAATCCGTGTATACGTTCTTCTTTTTTTAATTTTTCGATATCATGTTTTGTTAGTAATTCTTCTAATTTGTCTATCAGTGGTTGAATGTACGGACTCATTTTTTCGTCCATTTCACCAGGCAAAAATCCAAGTTTACTATCACTACTTTCTACCACACTTCTTACATATATGATTTCACTTACACGTTTTTGATTTAATAAATTCAAACCAGCTAATATTGAAGTATATGTTTTTGAAGTACCGGCTGGACCGGCAATAAATACTAATTTTGTATTTTTATTTTGTAATATTTGTAATAAATCAATTTGTTTTTGAGTAAGTTCACGCTCGCCTATTGTAATAGAGTCTTTAATTTTTTCGTTTTGATGTACCTTTGGACTCGTGTCTTTTTTTTTGCTCATGTTTTTTGTTAAGTTTTTGTTTAAGACTTAAAATTTTACTACAATTTTCGTATAATTCTTGTGATATATAAAAATCGTAAATGTTTTCTAAATTTTCTTCAAATGAAGTGTGATCCAATACAACAATATAATCAGATTCCTCAAAATTAAAAACTTCAACTGCTTGTAAATTATTATTTATCGCGTAACCAATTGATGATACTATTTGATCCATCAATTTAATTTTATTTGATTTTATCAGCTTCTCCATCTCAAAAAAGTCGGAGGGTAAAACTAATGAAGAATATTTTTCTGCCATCATATATAAATATTTACAAAAAAAAATGTCGCCAAATTTAATTAGCGACATTTTTGTCTAAACTTTAAATTTAATTAACTTTTACTCTTTTTTAAAGTTTTTGTTTTACTCTTTTTAACTTCTTTAATCTCACTTGAAACTTCAGTTGAAGCTGTATTTAATACACTTAATCGTTGTTTTGCAGTAGATTTCCAAGACAACTTGGTTTTAAGTGATGCCCATTCATATGAATTACCCTTCAAAAGTAAATCATTAATTTCTTTATCTGACTGTGCATTCTTAATGTCTTCTCGTAATCCCATATTATTTTTCCTTTACTTCAACAATTTCAATTTTAGAACCATCTGGCCAACGCTTTATAATAGAAGCCCAATGATCATATTCAGTTTTGGCTTCTTCTTTATTTTGATATTCCAAATCAGATACGCGTCTTCCATCTCGGAGAATTACATATCTAATGTTTTTTTTATCGACTACATTATTTTTATCTGTCATACTCTAACTCATGATTAAGTGATTTTCTGTTTTGGTATAATATATAAAATCTAAGATTACCAGTCTCAGACTATATTCTATAATATATACAACCTAGCAAAATGTCAACATAATTTTATTTTTACTAAAATTATAATTAACAAAAAATAAAATGTACGCAATATGTATCTAAAAATATTATGAGTGAAATAACTAAATTTACCGAACAAGAAATGCAAGAAATTGCAATTTTACAATCCAAATACCAACAAAAAATATTTGAACTTGGACAAGTTCAACTTGAAGAAATTGAACTTGAACAAACCAAAACTACTTTATCAGAACGTAAAACGGCGATATTGACAGAATGGAAGGATATTCAAAAATTAGAAGAAAATCTATTAAACAGTCTAGCAACTAAATATGGTAATGGTAGTTTAAATTTAAAGGATGGTACGTTTAAGCCAAACCCACCTGAATCAACTACACCGTAATAAAAAACCCCCTAACGGGGGTTTTATTTTTTATCAATTTGGCGTTGAGTTGGCTTCTTCCACAATCGCCTTAATTTCATTCTCAATTTCTTTCATACGTTCTTTATAACCAGCGGCTACATCTTTAAAGTCTTTTTTAACATGTAAAAGATCTTCGGTTAGTTGATATACTTTCTTTTCGGCTTCAGCCTTTGTTAATTTAATATTACTCATAACTTTTTTAAGTCTATAATGTTTGTTACTGCTTCTATCGGTATATAACTAGTGACAAAGTTACCAGGATCTACATTTTTTAAATTGGGTAATTTATTTTTATTAATCATTACAATAATACCTTCACCTTTGTCTCTATAGTTGACCAAGGCAAATCTTGCTGCCAATTTAAAATCACTAGCTAGATAACTACCCACAATGTTTCTGGTATTTCCTCCACCTCTAGAAGTAACTTTACCAGTAGACTTTAAAATATTATATTCTTTTTCAGACATCCCTCTGTATAACTTTGTTTTGTCCGTGGGTATTTTGTCTAATTGATCAGCAATATATTGTAACTTCCCAGTTGGTTCCCACACCAAATAATCATATATGCTAGATTCGTATAATAAACTATATCGTTTCATTTAAGTATAAATATATTTATGTATGATGGAAGAAGTTAATTTTCACCAAGTGTCTATAAACAATCATCAAATAACAATTTGGGCTGATAGATTTATAGTATTACGACATCCTGAAAAATGTGATCTATATGAAGATGATCAATGTAGAGAAAGAATGTTAACATATCTAGAAACAGAAGGTTATATAGATACAAAAAAATGTAACTGCCTTGTTATTGACAGTTACATTGACTTTGATGAAAATGGTGGACGTGGCGCGAGTTGAACGCGCGTCTTTAACAGATATCCTACATCAGACTACATGCTTATGTATTTTGAATTGTTAGGGGTTAATAATAAAAAATACCTAAAAATATTACCCTTAAGATTTGCTATTATCTCGACCATTTACACAAATCAAATATTTGGTCCAGCCTGATGGTTTACACCCAATACAATTATCAGACATCATTATATTGAATGTGCAGCAACTTAGGCTGCGATTGCTACTACTTCATCATAAGAGAAGTCATAGCTAACTACGTTTTCTTCAGCAGTTAATGTTTTGATAGATACTTAAAGAGGCCAACTATCATCCTCTACATGCCTAACATAAGTGTACTATTAAATCGAAACCAGTACACGCCCATAAATTTTAAAAAGAACTAATAAACATTATCCAAATACTTTATACTTCTTTGAATCAAATACATGTGTTTCCCAACCTACCACATATTCTGTATAATAATTTAACCATCGATGATATCCACTTCCAATCCACAACTCACATGCCATACGATGATCAGACATATCTCCACTCATCAATGTAGTTAAATATGTCAAAGATAAATTTGGAAGTCTATTTATATATTCACAATCGGCCCACCAAAAATTTCCAGAATAATAATTGTTGTATTCTTTCTGGGGACTAACATATTTTTCAACATATAAACCACCTACAACATCATAAATCTTAAGTTTCAATGAATCAAATGATTTCGACCAATGATCTATGTTTAGATACTCTAAACAATCACGCCACGATTTAATTGATTCTGTTTGATCGATCTTGGATGTGCCTTTAGAATGATAATATAATACACATCCATTTTTATTCAACTTACAGTAATTTTGTAAATTAATTAATGTATTATACTCAAATTTATTTGCAGTATATCTTACAACTTTAATTTTGATATCTTTATCATAAGAATCAACCAAATTGAGAAACTTGTAGTAATCTTCATCAGTTTCTGAATATACGCCACAAAAATAATTATCACATCTATTGTATAATCCAGACTTAACTACTCTTTCAAATTGATTCTGTATTATAGAAAACCAATCATTTTTAAGATAGTTATGAGAAAATACTGAAACAACATAATTTTTAATCAACCCTATACCACCCCAAGATTCATACCTCTGATTTTTCATTATAGAATGAAATAAATTATCAGTGGAATACTCATTGATAGGAATATTTGATACAAATTCGTGTGATTCTATATATTGACTTTTAATTTCATTCCAAAATTTGCTTACAAAGATATTATTTCCTTCATTTTCAGTACTAGATACAATATCGTGAAACGCTAAATAACCGTCAGAATCTAATAATTGTTTAAATTTTAAATAATCAGATTTAACGCCTTGATATGAATGATCACCATCTATAAAAATAAAATCAAATTTAACATTGAGTGATTTTAAATAGTTGATAGTGTCATTACTAGTAGAATTAGCAATAATGTATTCATAATTTGAATACTTCTGTTTAAGTAAATCAAAATTAACATTGTGTTTAATATCAATTGTTATTACTTTGTCAAAGATTTCACATAATCCGGCTGCAAATCCGCCATAATTTGATCCTATCTCAAGCGCAATTCTTTTTTTGGAATTTGTATGCAAAAAATCCAATAAAGCTTTGAATTCTTCGGGTTTTTGTTCAATGTTAAATTGTAAACAAGACTCCCATATTTTGGGAAAATTATAACTAATCATATTGTAACTGGAGCGGGTAGCCGGAATCGAACCGGCACATCGACCTTGGCAAGGTTGCAGGCTACCACTACATCATACCCGCGCTCTCTATAATAATATATAGTTAACAACTAACTATAATCATTAATTTAAATTGGTGGACCGTAAGAGAATCGAACTCTTCCCTAAAGCTTGCAAAGCTCCCGTGCTACCACTATCACTAACAGCCCATATAAAAATGTTACTCACCTACGATCAAATCTTTTCTACAATTATATTGTCTGTGACTGGCTTACCCAAACATACTTTCGTATTACAAATCATACAAATCAAATTATTCGTCACAACAGTTATTATTGCACCATTGATAATTCCTAATTCTTGAAGTCTCTGATTTGAGATTGTGATATCAACTATTCTTCCTTTTTCTCCAGCTTTTAGTTGAGTCAACTTATGTATCATTTATAATATATATTTTATTTATGTAATCATTAAAAATCAACCCTACCCTATCCGGGCCGGATTCGTCCGGGTCAGACATACAGGGTTGTATCGTCACCCTCACGCTGTTGGAGTCAATCCCCAACACGCACATCATTAAATTGGTCGGGGTGACAGGACTTGCACCTGCAGCCTCCTGACTCCAGATCAGGCCGTCTCCTAATTGACAATACACCCCGATTAAATCATATTATTCTGCATACACATCGTAGTGTCAAACACTACAATCGGTAAATAAAGTGGCAGGGGATGAAGGAATCGAACCAACTTCTTCTCGTTCAAAGCGAGACATAATAGCCGTTATACTAATCCCCCGTTAAAATTAAATTATTATTCCGTAAGTCTTACACCATTCCATTATGCAATATCCCAGTTAAAAACTTACTTTTTCTTACGTGGTTTAGAATAACTTCTTTTAACGTAACACGATGTTACATTTACTGTTTTTCCACTTTTTGTTTTTCTTTTATAACCTTTTCTTTGATGTGAACTTCTGTATGGCATATGTATCCTTTCTATTGATTTTGGAGCGGGTAGTGAGAATCGAACTCACACGTAGGCTTTGGAAGAGCCTCAGGCTACCATTACATCATACCCGCAAAAATTTAAATTATTTTTAATTCACAATCACTTATTTTTTCAAAATTTATTAATCTAGCGTGATATTCACCGTGATGATTTGGACATATTGCAAACATATTTCCAATTTCATACTTTCCACCATTTTTACCTTCAATGAAACGATGAACATTATAAACTCTATTATAAGTACATCCACTTACCATACAATTGTGAAAATTAAATTTGTCTTTGAGTAATTGTAATCTGTACTGTGTTTTTGATCTGAATTTATTTTTTGAATATGGTCCTCTTACATTTGATGAGGCACAAACACTACTACAAAATTTCTGTTCAAATCTATCAGGTAAAAATGACTTATTACAAAATTTACAATTTATAATAGTTCGTTTAGTAATTGTATTAAAATAACATTTCCGACAACAATATTTCTTTTTTTCAATTGGTCTTTTATATAAAACATTATCACAATTTATATTGTCACATTTATGATTAGGACTTCTATTTGAACTCATATAAATAAATATGCTTACGATCATTAAACCACTCAACTATTTTAGTAAAAATGGCGGAAGCGAAGGGTGCTGCCCCCTCAGTGGCTTTTAGACCACGGCAGTTTAGCAAACTGCTGTAGAAACCTAACTATCTACGTCACTTCCATAAAATTGGCGGTTGATGTCCGTACTGCCCGGACCTTCGTTTTTACACGAACCTAGTTTTCAAGACTAGTGCAGCCAGCTTATATCTGCCTATCAACCATAAAATTAAAATCTGGGTATGTGTGACTACACCCGAAAGGTCAATTACACTCAAAGATCATACGACCAAATATGATTTTAAAGTCACTTTTAAATTGGTGGGCATAGAGGGACTTGAACCCCCACGGATCTCTCCACGAGCTTCTAAGACTCGCGTGTCTGCCATTCCACCATATGCCCATAAAATGGTCGGAATGATAGGATTTGAACCTACAACAACTTGCTCCCAAAGCAAGTGCTCTACCAAGTTGAGCTACATTCCGATATTAAAATGGTAGGTGGTATAGGATTCAAACCTATGACATTTTGCGTGTAAAGCAAATGCTCTATCAACTGAGCTAACCACCTATTAAAAATTACTATTACTGTCATCGCCATATCGGTTCTCTACGAGGATAACACCGATTGACCGATCAAGTGTTTTAACTTTCGTTGGGGACACCAGATAGAGTTTCAACCCCAAACATATAATCACTATATCACACCATCTGAAGTTGTCAACTATTTAAAATCAAAAACCCGTCATTTTTTTAGGATGACGGGTTGGATTTTAGTAGCAAACAACCTCGTCATCAATACCCGGATGGGAATTGACTTGCTAGACTAGGTTGTGGTTTTGAATTCATATGTTTCTAATATATAGTATACAAAAATATAAATCAATAAAATTTTTACACTTCTTTAAATCCACTTAAATCTACTTCATTTAATTTATATCCAACACTAAATGAAGATATTACATTATTAATATCAGATAGATAAGCATGAATTGGAGTTGCCCAACCACCATTTGCTCCTCTAGTTTGATACCAACCGCCGATTAAAATTGGTTCATTGTTAATAACTGTAATTACAGGATTACCAGAATCACCAACAATTAATTCTTCAAAATATTTAGTGGCATTACTATCTACTGGTGGAGCAATCATCATTACAGTTTCAGCACCATTAACAAATGTTGATATATAATCGCCCATTAACATTTTCTTTTCTTGATCAGAATAAGCTACAGGAAATCTTGGCTCGCCACTCATTGGTTGTTTAACAAAATATTTAGTAAAGTTAGCTGGCAATACTTTATATATTTTCAAAGAAGCATCTACTTCTTTATCTAGTTCACCAATTAATATATCACTACTACCAACTCGTTTGGTTTTAACTATGTTATATTGATAAGTATTACTGTTTTTATCAGCAAAATAAATTGTAGCTGGTAATGCAGGATAAGGAACATGATTAGCTAGTAAAACATGTTTTTTTGTAATTAATGTACCACCACCAACACCACCAAGACCCCATATACCTAAAGACATACCAGTAAGATCCAAATTAAATGCCCAACAATTATTATTTCGTGTCCATTTTAAAGAAGGAGTCATTGTAAATGAAGACACAATTGTTTTATCCTTACCACTCTTTGCAGCTGTAGAAAAATAATTGTTAATATTTGTAAATAAATCTTGTTTAACAATAGGAGTTTGAGAAACTGAAGTGCCAATACCAACAGGTGTTGGTTGTGTAGTAGATAATGCGTCTAATTTAGCTTGATTAATTATCTTTTGTAATAAATTAGCATGTTCTGTCAATAGAGTTTCCATCATAGTTGGCATAAATAAACCTTTTTTTAATTTTAACGTAAAATTTTTGGGAATAATATTTTATTTGTAATATTTTTAATTTTTGAAACAAACTTAGTTGTAGCACATGTACCACCAATACCAGAAGATCCATTTACTCCAGATGAACCTGAATCAATGTAACTTGTAGTTGATATACTTGATGTTGAAGGAGTTGATCCTTGTCCTACATTTCCAGTGCCTACGTTTCCGATACCTACATTTCCACTTGTCATAATATAATCCTTTTTAAATAACTATATTAGGATAAAATAAAAAACCCGCTTATTTTTAAGCGGGTTTATTGTTAAAACTACAATTAATATTAGAATGTCAAACGTAAACCGCCTGAATATACAATATCACCACTAAATTCACGGGTTGCCCAATTGTATTTAGCAGCATCGAAGTTATTATCATACCATCCAACGCTAGCAAATGGAGTCAATACACCAAATGAAAATTCAAATGGACGAGTTAGAGTTGCCTTAGCGTTTACTGCGGTATAATCACTACTATCACCATATACCTTACCATATTCTACAGCAGGTGTGATTGCAAATCCAAATGGTAGCTTTTGTTCACGTTGTAAACCAACGAATGCACCCTTTTGATCCAAATCAATATCAAATGCACCACGTATATATGGAGTTACCCACTTATTTGGTAGAGCCAACTTAGCACCAAATTCGGTACTATTTGGAATACCAAAACTACCAGCTTGGTGACGAGTTACAGTAGCATCAGCACGGGCAGAAAATACATCCTTCCATACATTAACTTCTTTACCAGCACCCAAAGTCCAATGTGATTGATCTAAATCACCATTTGCCAATAGAGTACCACCTAGATACACATCAGCATACTTTAGACTCTTCACTGCACCAACACCGACAAATGCTGATCCCTCTGAACGAGCAACACCATTTACGATATATTGGTTATTATAACCAGCTTCCACTGATAGGTTTGAATTATCACCAGCGGTAACTGCTAGTGCTGTCAAGAATGACAATAGTACTAATACTTTCTTCATAATATATTTATCCTTTTTTCTTTTTTTGTTTCCGTTAATAAAAAACTATTAACGATTAGGAATACACTTCCTAAAGTTTTCAAATATAAGTAGTTTGTTTACAAACATAACCATTTATTTATTTTTAACATATTTTAAACGTTTTGTCAATACCTTATCTTTTTCTGGCAAATATACATACGATGCTTTTAATGATCGTGTACTTTCACCCAATACAGATAACGTATCTTCACTCACATTCAATGTTTTAACTATAGCACTTTTAACAAATCTAAAACTATCAGTGCCAATCACATCAATACCAATTCCATACGATAAATCTTTATATAAAACATCACTCGCTCCATATTTTTCACACAACATTTGTTTGAGTTGCATTTTTTTGTCTGCACTTAAAACCATGTTTGCCATATCAATTTTACTTAATGTATTCATATATTATTATTATATCAATTTGTTCTTCTTTGTCAATAAAAAACAAAACGATTAATTTTAGATTAATCGTTCGTTCATATTAAAAATTTTTATAAATATTTTATGTTTCGTTTATAACATTATTAAATTTATGTTTAGCCCAATCATTTCTATATTTTGACATCCAATCAACCAAAGCACTTTCAAATCCTATATCTTTACCTTCCTTTTCACTTTCAATCCATTTATGTTTATCTATTTCAATTTTCATATCCAAAAATAATTTATAAATGTTCTTGGTCATACACATACATAGTAAAAAATTAAGACATAAATACGTTAAATTGGAGTCCCGTGTTGGATTTGCACCAACCTAATGCAATTTTGCAGATTGCCGCCTAACTACTCGACCAACGAGACATAAATATGGAGCCTGCTATAGGAATCGAGCCTATGATCGCTGTTTACGAAACAGCCGTTTTACCACTAAACTAAACAGGCATAAATTATAAATTGTAATTTGTTCTATAAGTGGATATAATCGCCCACTTGTTTTCTGGTTGAAATGCTTTGGGAAATTTTAAATATGATGCATGACTATCAGCAAAAATATAAGTAGATCCACCATTGTGTTTCTTAAAGTCCAATTCAGTTGCATCATTACCTTGTCCCTCAAAAATATCCATATAAAAATGTTTTGATTTACCCAACTTTTCACCAAATACAATTGTCTCACTAACCAATGGTATTGAACTTGCCTTTACTGGCTCTTCCAAAACATCCCAATCACCATTAAATAATTCGAAATAATAATCATCAAATCCGTTGATTATAAAACTTCTATTCGCTTTGTTTGCATTTGTCTCAACCAAATTATTTGTAAACTTATCTACTGGACAAACCAATACATTTTGACTTTCATAATATGGTTTTAATGCAACTGGCCATTGATTGGTCAAACTTCTTGGCGGTATACTATCATTATAATCAATTTTATATTGTTCTAAAGCAATACCCAATTGTCTACTATTATTTAAACACTTTATTTGTTGCGCTTTACTTTTAGCAACACTTAAAGCGGGTAATAATAAACCTGCCAATATCGCAATTACAGCAATCACTACCAATAATTCTATTAGTGTAAATGCTACCAACTTGTTTTTATTTATAATATTCATATACTACTATAAATATATATCAATTTTAAATTGGTACACCCGGAGGGACTCTAACCCCCAACCTTACGGATAGAAGCCGTTGGCTCTATACAATTGAGCTACGAGTGCATTAAAATGGTTATCCCGGTCGGATTTGAACCGACGACCCATGCGTTATCAACACATTGCTCTAAACCAACTGAGCTACGGGACAATTAAAAATTATTCTTTAGGTATTTCCCACGGAAAATATCCGTTCAAAATACATACTACCCAAAATCTTAATATAAAATAAAAACGCTTTATACACAATTTACAAAGTGATAATGTTATTTTTAGCCATTGATATTCCCAATCTCTAAATTGTTCTGATTGTCTAATAAACATCAAAAAAAATTCTTTGGGATTTTGTTTAATGCAAAATATATCTTGTTTATATGCCTGTTTTACTTCACCGTATGTCATAATAATATTTAAAATGGCGAGGTAGATGGGTGCTGCCCCCACTATCTTTTCCGTGACAGGGAAATGAGTCTGCTGTTCCTCTTCTACCCCATTTAAATTGGTGGAAGTGGTGGGTACTGCCCCCACACGAATATTCTGATTAAGAGTCAGATGCCCGTCTATTGTAGCTTCACTTCCGTAAATCTTGTTTGTTGTGTCAACGAACTATAATCATCTTACCACATTATTTGTTTCCATCAACACCTTTTTCTAACTTCTTTAAAAGTTTCTCACCATACTCACTCAATGGTAAACCACTTCGCTTTAATTGTTGTAACGCTTTCTTTTCATCCGTCAAAGCATTACTCAATCTATCACTTAATGTACCTAATTTAATTTTTTGTTTCATAAAATGGTGGCTCAGGTCAGACTTGAACTGACAACACAAAGCTCTTCAGGCTTCTGCTCTACATTGGAGCTACTGAGCCAAAAACTTGATTACATAGTTGGATTCGAACCAACGGCCAATGCTTTATCACCCTTTTACGGTGTCATTTACCATCATAGTGAGCATCGATCTACCACTGAACTATATGTAATCAAAAATGGTGGGAGCAGTAGGACTTGCACCTACGTAGACCTTTCGGTCGAGAGATTTACAGTCTCTTGCAATTGCTGCTATGCGATACTCCCATAAAAACGAATGTATATTGAACAATGGATATTTGGTATCCTGCGGCACTTTATGTTCGTTTTATTGCAATTTGATTGACTGCCGAACCTTCAACCAAAACATAATATACATTCAAAATTGGCTCCAGAGGAAGGGCTCGAACCTTCAACATTTCGGTTAACAGCCGAACGCTCTACCATTGAGCTACTCTGGAATTATAAATTGGCATCCGCCGTAGGAATCGAACCTACCCAATCGGTTTTGGAGACCGTCTCGCCTAATCCTTGGAACATGGGCGGATATTAAAAAATATTTGATGACCAAGACCTCAACGCTTCTTTGTTTCAGATTATGCTAGGTAGGGAAATCTTGCTTACAACTATACCTATAGTATCATCAAATAAAATTGGTGCTGCCGGTAGGAGTCGAACCTACAACCTTCTGATCCGTAGTCAGATGCTCTAATCCAATTGAGCTACGCCAGCAATTAAAATTGGGGTATACGACGGGTACTGCCCCCGCTTAGGTGGCTTCACAAACCACGACATTACTTTTATGCTACGTACACCATTTAAATCTGGAGCCTGCGGTCGGATTTGAACCGACGACCGGTAGTTTACAAAACTACTGCTCTACCACTGAGCTACACAGGCATAAAATTGTATTTATTTACCAAATACACAGTAATCACCTCAGTAATACTGTCATCGCCCTATAGGTTCTGCACATAGCATATCACCCACGGACCAATCAATTGATTTTCCCAGTCTTTACCTTTGGTTACTGGCGGTGGCTCAACAGATGGAGTTTCAAGCCGTTTCTTAATCTTCTTTCAGTCTATCATAGTTTCTTACACTGTCAAACCCAAAAATAAAAAAACCGTCACTTTTTTTCGGTGACGGTTGATATTGTTCGGGTTCTAAACTACATTACACAATATCAGCCGTCACACCTCTATAATTTGTAAAGGTATTCCAACAATTAATATTTGTATAATGTACTTTCATTACTCTAATATATATCATCACTTCATCAAAATGGCAAATATTTTTTTCAATGAATCAATAGCCAAGTGCCAATTACATCTAATCTATTTGCACTTTCATCACCATCACCCGGCTTTACAATCACATTCCATTGAGGAGCCGTACTAACTGGTATTCGCTTCATCTCATCATATGTAATAATACTATCTTTAAAAACATTATACTTAGCGGCCAACTTATCCTTTAATATATCTATAGCTTGAGGTGACTTAAATTGCATCTTACCATCCTCATCTTTTATCAATTTACCATCAGCATCTTTCAATATTAAATCAGTAAACATTTGCTTTGGTACAACAGTACTATGTTTGGTTTTACTAAAATTAATTTGCTTTTCTTCTCCGGGTTTAGCACCCATACTAAAATTCATCTTGAAATTAATAGGTTTATCTCCAGTAGCTACACCCGCCATCTTAGTATAAGCATAAAAATCAACCAACGGAAACTTTTTAGCAACACTATAAGCTAAATTCACATAATCAGGACTAAAAAAATCACCCGCATCATGCCATCTAATAACCACTCTAGCTCCCTTTTTATTAAATTTATCTACAGCTAACTTAATTTCAGATTCTAACTTTGCTTTAAATCCATCAGGATCATTTAATAAAAAATTTAATATACGAGTCTGTGACATACTACTCGACTTCCATTGTACATATCCACCTTTTTTAGCATAACAATATACTTGACAAGCACCCGCACCAGGACACGTATCAACCACAACAAACTCTCCTGTCTTTTCATCCACAGCCAAACCTTTTAACGCCGGTAAACCAATATTAAAATATTGTGCACTCTCACCACCACTATGTGTAATCTTCTCATTCTGTTTCAACAATTTTTCAGGACGTGTAATTATAGCCGCCTTTAACTTGTCCAAATCAAATGTACGATTGTTTTCATCCTTAATCACAACATTGCCTCTATGAATATAAGGCATTTTATATTTATCTAAATTCGTTTTCTTACCAGCTACTGTCTTAGCTAAATATGCTTGCATTTCATCAGAAGACAACGGCGTAGTCGTAGCACCCAACATATTAACCTCATCCAATCCACTACTATCCACAAATTGACGAAGTGTCTGTACAGATGATTTAGGTATAATTACACCTTCATACATTCCAAATCCATAAGGATTGTTTTCACCTCGCTCTACATGCTTGCCAGTCAAATCCAAGATCTCATTCGGAATATTTGTTGTTAATATAACCTTCTCTCGTATCAACTCAGCCAATTCACCAGATGTCAAATTTCTCAATATAGCCTTGACATCCTCATCCTGCCTAGTTCCACTCGTAGATTTAAGACTACGAACTATACTACTGAATGGTGTAGACGTTTTAAAATCTACATCAGACGACCTTTCACTAGCTCTAGCATCACCCTTATATAATAATAAATGCGTGCTCTTACCACCATTAGTAAATACTTGCAACGTAACAGCTGGATAATTACCCTCACTATTATCATATTCACTCAATGTAGCAGTTAACTTATCACTCTCCACTTCCGCAGCATTATTAGGTTCACCCTTATAATCTTCAGACAATCTTTCACGAATCAAATCCTTAATAATTTTACGCAATTTAGTATTATTCATATATACACATACAGTTCTATTACTTATAAATATAGATATTAATACTTGTTACTAAAATTCTTTATAACTTTATATAAACAATATAAACTATATACCACCAACATAGTAACAAAACTCAAAACAATACTAACTCCTCCAGTTATTACCCATCCTATTATCAATAATTGTAATTCACTCAACGCAACCATATTATTCCATATATACTGTCAAAATTAACCACAAATTTATTATATTAAAATAAATTATTACCCAACAATTACACGTATATATAAACATTATGCACAACTTCACTATAGATTATACAGACGGTCTGGTTATCAATAATAATTACTACGATGTAGAATATGCAAAAAATAAAGAATCACACTACATGGTAAAAACATATTTTTTACACAAAAAAATAAAACGTAGACTGCAATCACACCCAGATCAATTAGGTATAGTCTCAACAATCGAAGAACTCGAAACCATATCCAACAAAACACTATTAACAACAAACGATTGCAAATTGGGATGCTGGCTCATGCCCAGTTTTACAAAACATTTTATACCCTACCATATAGAAATTTATTATAATCGTGAATTGTACCTCACCGATACTCTAGATTGCAAATACAAATTAGTAAACTTTACACTACACCCAAAAGATGAAAAAGAATTATACGTTTGGATGAACGTAATAGAAAATTTTAAAAAAGAAACACTATGTGATATCTCAATAAAAAATGATATCGTCGCAAATTCATCCGAATTCAATCACATCGCAGACGTAAAATATAAAACCAATGACCCAAATAAACAATACTACCTCGGCCTTCACGTAGGCAGATTCTATCAGCCAAATAGCGAAAATCCAGATACAAACTATCACCCCAATCAACTGCATAATAAAAATTCACTCGACATCATAAACGATATTCTATACTATTATACATACATCATATGAACGATACAGTATTAATGATATTGACAGTCAGAGATATTCAGTCAGTCATAGACTGCAATATAAACCTGCCCTGTGAAAAAATTTGGTTCAAAGGATTCAAAGAATACGAATTAGCACCCATCCTCAATAACTTCATCAATACTTCCAATTTCAAATACTACTTCATCACAAGCGATGACGCTCTTATAAAAAAAGAATACTTCATACAATTACAACATAATATACAATACCACCCAATCATTTCAGGCTGGTGTCTACATAGACAAAATTCACACCACACCACTATCGTAAAACCAAATAACTTCCATAACCTAATATTTAAACCAAATTTCACAACCATTCAATTCGCAAATAATATACTACAACATAGCTACAAAACTCACGAAATTAATAGCCTGCCAGATATCATAGAATCAGCATTCACAGGTTGGTGCTACACAGGTATGCACAAACACATTTGGCAAAAATACCCATTCCAAACTCTACAATGGCCATATAGTAGCTCAGACCTGCTATTCAGTAGACGCGTATTCAATGACAAAATACATAAACAATATGTGCTAAAACAAGCACACGCCATCCACCTAAGTAACCTATACCACAAAAGCTACTTCGACCCTGCCACCTGCTTCAATAATAAAGAAATAATCAAAACATTCTAATATCATCACCATGCCATATATACACCCATCCGCTATCATTGACACTAACCCAGAAAATATAGGCCCAAATACAAAAATATGGGCATTCACACACATATGCAAAAATACAGTCATAGGCGATAATTGCATAATAGGTGAAGGCGTATACATAGGCCCAAATGTCACCATAGGTAATAATTGCAAAATCCAAAACCATAGCCTCATATACGAAGGCCTATCAATAGAAGATAATGTATTCATAGGACCAAACGTCATCACTACCAATGACATCTTCCCAAGAGCCATCGGCGATTGGTCAGATAAATTCCGAAAAACCCTCATCAAAAAAGGAGCAAGCATTTGCGCAAATACCACAATAATATGCGGCACAACCATCGGCGAAAACGCAATGATAGGAGCAGGATCCCTAGTCTCAAAAAATATCAAACCCAATTATATCGCATACGGTAACCCAGCCAGACATGTCAGACCCATCTAATATATCAACATATACAATTACCCCCATAAAAAATTTATCCCCCAGCCAAAACCCAAAATACCCAAAAAAAGCGCAAAAAATACACCACAAAAACCGCAATTTCACATATGCAAAAACCCCAAGTAAAAAACCTCCTTGTGTGTCAGGTGTACCCCCACGCGGGGTGGTGGCGCGGGTTTGTCATGTTCAGAACCAACTTCGGTAGGGTGCCCCCGCCCCTCCCCCCGGTATAATAATACAAAGAGGTAGGGAGCTATACCCCCTACCCCGTACTGTTTATAAATGGTGTCAAAGTGACACAGCCCCCTATGGAGCTACCCTATTAAGCCCACTCAGTAAAGTGGTTGGTTTTACCATTCCAAGGATAAGCCCAGCTGTAATTGGTCATCTTGAGGCTTACACTATCACCATTGGGAAGGATACGTTTGGTCTTGGGTTCACCAATTACAACATCAGGCAGAGGATTACACTCACCTTGCATATGACCAGTGTAGTTACTATCTTTGCCAATAGCACTAATGACTACTGATTTATTCTTTACCTCAAGCACCTTGTAGTAATCAATATTGGTTTGATCGTAGCCCCAGCTACAAACAAAGATGTCGCCTACATTAACAACAGGCTTGGGTTGTTCCACTTTAGTGACATCCTCACGGTAAACATTGATAGTAGCATAGGTAATGTTACGATCAACTGTAGTACAATTGAGAACGCCACGGCGACTAGCCTTCCAGACGCGGAGTTGAGTACCAACGGGAATGACGTTGGGGTTCTTGGGTGAGGGTGAACCAATGCGGATCTCTTTGTTATTGGTAACGATGTCGTTCTTTTTAATAGCCATAGTATTAGTATTAGTGTTAGTTAGTAGTGTTAGAGTTTATTATTTATTAGCCCACCAGATAATCAGACATAGTGGGAGTATCACTGATCTCAGCGAGGAAGATCTCGTATTCGGGAAGTTCCTCAGCCGTCATCTCGTAGTTGTGAAGTTCGTCGTTCATCGTGAAAAAAGAATACCAGAGTTCAGGTGGAAGTCAACGGATTTCTGCAACTTTTTACAGCATTGTTAGAGCTATCGTCAGCTCCTCGGTGCTCATGGCCATGAGCCGGTTCCAGTCTGGCCTGTAGCCGTACCGTTCCTTGGTGACCTCGTACACGTCCGTAGCCGCCATGAAGTGCTCAAACTGGTCAACCGTCTCAACGCCGTAGCCGGCCCAATGAGACAGATCCTCCACAATCATGGTAGCGAATCGGTTCTTGGGATCCTCGTTGATCCAGGCTTGGGTCTTGGCGTTGAGGTTCTGAATGTGGGTAACCAGATCGTTCATTGTGGAAATAGAATATCAGAGTTCAGGACAGAGTCAACAGTTTTTTGAGGGTTTTTTCGGATCACCCACAACCTTTCGTAGCTGTTACATGGACCAGTAGGTCTCAGTAGACGGGTCACAGCACATTGGCGTGTTCTTGCTGATGACGATCTCCTTCTGGGACATGAGGTTACGGACCACCTTCTCGTTGGACTTGATCACGGTAGGAACGCCATTGACCATGACAGTGGAGGTGGTGACTGGTTCAGACTTGATAGAGGGTTTCTTCATCGTGGAAATACTATACTCTACCAGGCAGATAAGTCAACGGGAACCAGCATTTTTTATTAGGGAATCTACCTCCTCAAAAACCTGGTCTTGACAGGCTTGACACAGACAACTAATCTGATATTCACTTTCGCTGATTTCATCTCTAAATGTATCAGCACGTTTACCACAACTAATACACTGATTACCAGCTTTAGCTAATGATACACTACGGCCAAATATTGATAGTGATAATTCTTCTTTTAATCGTTCCAATTCTCTCATAGTATTATTAAAGATTATCTAGATATTCGTCAAAGTCATCCACATGAATATCATTGATATTGATAGTGTAGCCCTTATCCTTCATGGCTTTGTAGAAGGTGTACATATCACAATCTTCCTCCAGATAGAACTTGTGTCGCTTAAGAGGAGAATAATTTGTAATATTATCCCATACACCGGCAATATCACGAACATCCTTGATAGGCACTTCTAACCAACTATGACCAGGATCGTGAATACGAATGTAATTGCGGATCATAGTATCATTACTGTAACGTTGTGTAAGAGTCATAATTATTTAATTATTTAATATTTTAACGAGTAACCACCAGATTCTTTTTCTTATTCCAATCCCACATGATATCGTGTAACACAAACCAAGCGCCATCATTACGTCGAGGATGAATTGACACTTCGTATTCCAATTTAGTAACATACTGAGGCGTCACTTCATTCCAACCAAAACTAGCACACTGATAGTATGTACCATTGACACACACAATATCATTGACGCTCAGAGAACGTTTCTTGGAATTGATAAACTGTTCACACTCACAACCACTACCGTGATTCCATTGAGCGAATACACGTTCCAGAATATCTTCGGCAGTGTATTCACCCTCAACAATAAAGGAGGCGAGGTATTCGTCAGGATAGATAACGTGAACTAGGTTCTTCATTGTGGAGATAGTCTACAGGGTTTTAGGAGAATGTCAACCAAGAATCAGGAAATTCTTTCGTCCGTTCTCAGCCACCTCGTTGAGGGCTTCGGCATTCCATTCACCATTGAATTGAAGAGCTTGCCAACGAATGGTCTTGGCCACAGCTTCCAGGGTGGTGTGAACAGGCTTGAAGCTGTACAGACCGTAACCATACAGGATACTATCGTCCACGTTGGACAGATCCCGGTTGAAGTCTTTAGCGATGGCGAAGGCTTGTTGGAATTGGTTCAGAGTCATTGTGGAAATAATTTACACCACCCACAGGAAATTTCAAGCGGTTTTTTGCACTTTCTACGTTAATGTTAACGGTATCACGGTAGGGTTTGGTCCCCTACCCTAGCTTGTTCAGCCGATCTATGGTGAAACTTTACACCAAATGGCCTAGAAGTCAACAGTAAAGTGCAAAAAAAAGAGGAGGGTACGAATACCCTCCTCAGCCCCCAAAAGCGCCCTATAACCTATTCTGGCGCGTTCTGGCACCCCTTAAATGACCTCGTATTGGATGCTTGGGCGACCCTTACCACCTTCGGCCTTGACCGTACCCACAGCCCGAATCAGTCCAGTAGCTTCCCAACGTTTAACAATAGGAAACAGTGTGGGTTGATCAATACCAGTATTAGTAACAAGGAACTTCATATTGAACTTAGTACCTTTAGATGGAATAGGAACATCCTTTTTGGTACTATTAGACCTACGTCCCTTATTAGGTTTACCAGTCTTTTCAGCTTCTTCCTTTGCTTCGGCACTAAGCTTCACTTTCTCAACCAGTTCATCAAAACGACGTTCCACTTGATCTAGTGTACGACAATCATAAGCAGTCTTACCAAAGGCATTAGCCCCAGGATACTGTTCATATGATTCCTCTACAGTCTTGCCATTAGGCAATGGAGCGCCCTTGGGAACAACCTTAACAATAAACACTTCGTAACCACGTAGTGTACCATCAGTGTTGTAACGTTCATACACAGCCACACCATTTTCCTTGCGGATCTGAATGAACTTATTAAGACCAACCTTATCGTAATTACCGCTGAATTCCTTTTGGAGTTTCTTCATGAGGTATACAGTATAGACTAAAACTTGTGGTAGTCAACAACTTTTTTAAACTTTTTATTCAGCGTGCATATCCTTGACTGAAACGCTGAACATATGTTCTTGGTATTTGCCAAGGTCTTGATTAAGTTCAGCATCCATGGAAGGATCATATTCAGGCATGAAGTCAGGGTATTTATTTCTGATTTCATTATGAATATCTTCAAGCATACTGAGTTTAGCTCTGTATAGAGCTACTGCTTCTGCTGATGGCGTTGGTAGAGCTGATACGTAGTGATTAAGTTCTTCTAGGTATTTAGCATCTTCTAGTTGTTCTGTTTGGATTTCAGGATCAATATTATTCATACTGTATTAATATTATGAGAGATCACCCCAACCATTTACAAACTTACTCTTGCGCTTGTAGATCTTAGCACTATCAATGCGCTTGGTGATGGGTTTAAGATCTCCCCAGGATTTTCTAATTTTAATTTTATTTTTCATGTGAATACTTTACCAAAGATTTTCAGGATGTCAAGCGCTTTCGGCGTTAATAATTAGTATTATTATAAAAGCACGCAATAATTTTAATTTAAAAATTATTCAGACTCCTTCTTATTGTATTTGTGACTCTTAAACAAATAACTACCAATTATATACAACCCAAACATTTGCCAATATCCAATAGTCTTAAACCCAAACAATTCAGGCATAATACTATTCCACACCCACATCACAATACCATTAGCTATAGCAACACCAATGGTATAGGCCAACAACGTAATCACCAATTTAATAAACGGATTATCCATATTTTTATTGTGGTTAATACTCTATCAGGTTTTTTGGAGGAGTCAAGCGACTTTCTTCACGAAAACAGCATATTGTGCCCACAGTTCGGGAAAAGCAGCCTTGAGCTTGGCGTAGTTGGTGCTATCAGCAGCCCAAGCGGCCAGGCTGATGGATCTAGCAAAGCTACCACCATACTTGTTCATAGCGTCCAGAATCTCAATGTCGTCTTGTTTATTCATCGTGGGAATAGGTTACCAGAAGGTGGCGGGAAGTCAACAGCTTTTTTTGAAAAATTTAATCTTGCTAAAAGTAAGCCTAATTAAAGGACGGGGCATGAAGCCCCTTGTCCTTTTAACAAGAAGTTTTGAGTTAACTCAGTTGCATCACACCTAATGTATTCAGCAATGCTTTGGGACAGGTTTTCCGTCTTCCACCCACTAGGCTATGGGTTCTACTGAATCAACTCTTTAAATATCTTATCAGATTTCTCTGACTTGTAAAGAACTTTTTAGAAAAAGTTTTGGGTTGAGGGTGACTGCGCCAGTCGGAGCGCTCTCTTTTACAGTTAAGTAAACCGTGCGGACTGTTCCCCTACACCAAGTCACCACCTCAACCTTGAAAATACTTTATCCTACCCACACCGAAAAGTCAATCTCTTTTTTTAATTTTTTCTCTTCCCACCACAAAATCAAACAAAGCAATAGATTCGTCATATCATTTAACCTCCATTTCTTGTATGTAAGAACTAGCATTTTTATCTAACCAATCGGGATTCATCCCAGAGTAAAATGGGCCTGAATAAAATTCCTTGATTACACAATCAAGAGCTTTTCGTTCACTATCAAACACGCCTATTGGTTCGTTACGACCTTCGCTTATGCTTTCAAAGTAAACAAGATAAACTTTCATCGTGGAAATATCCTACACCACCCCATCCAAAAAGTCAACCGCTTTTTTTAAAATTTTTGTAGAAGATTGATTAGGTCTTCAAATGTTGGATACGAATATCCCGCTTGGATATTGTTGGAAATTAAACGTAACGCCTCTTCTTCCAGTTGAAAACGTTTGGCATCTTCAACCCTACCTTCACGAAAAGCATTAGCTTGTTGTTTCTTGACCAATCTGCTTTGAACAGATATCTTGTTGAAGTCTTTCTTGGCTTCAGCGTTCATCGTGGAAATAGATTACCCCACCCCATTCAAAAAGTCAACAGCTTTTTCAAAAAATTTTTCCCCTCAATAAACTCAATGATTTGTTTCAATTCCGCCACGGTAAATGTCCGATCATCTCCATAAGTTTGAAACCAACGCAGTTTACCATCCTTTGTATGTTCAATAGTGCCAATATATTCACGTTCAAATTCTTGTCCGTCATAATGATTATTACGATGGACACACCCGTTTTCATCACAAGTTAACCAAGTTTTCATCGTGGGAATAGTGTACAGGCTTCTCGTTGGGAAGTCAATCAATTTCTTCAAAATATTCGTAAAACTTTGTCAGTGTCCAATATCCCTCTTGACCAGTTTCACACTCATAGAGCATCACCGTCCCATCAACAAAGTCTTCACTCTCTGAAATCTTCCAAATAGAACCATCTTTAAAATGAAAACGATAACGAGCATTCTTGTCAGGTAGAGGTAAATCCTTCATCGTGTTAATAATCTACAGGTTTCCCGTGGGGAAGTCAACAGCTTTTTTATTTATTTAAATGCACTGATTGACCGAATCATTTCAACACTATTCACATTATACCCAAAAAAGAACACAACACCACCATTTTTGTCATCAAACATATGTTCTTCACTAATTTTCTTCTGTATCTCACTCTGAATGAAGTCTTTAATAATAGAATCACCCTCAGCATTTTCATCCTCAAGAGTAACTACACTTATACTCACCGTGTAGGTTTTAAGTCTCATTGAGATTTCAGATTCATCAGTCATCGTGGTTATACCTTACAGGATTCCCGTGGAAAAGTCAACAGCTTTTTTTAATTTTCTTCACCAGCTTAAACACTTCATCAATCACCGCTTTTCTTGCTTCAAGCATCACCAAGTTCGGTGTAGTATCATCATAACACTCAATATCAGTATTGTTCCACTGCCTAATCTCACCCAATAACTCCATCAACCGCTCTTTATTTGTTTCAGTCATATCTTTATTAATTCTCATCAACATACTCAGGAGCAAGAAACTTTACCTCATTACCCAACTTATACATCCTCTTAATCCAAGAAGTACCTCGCTTAGATATCATCATATCCAACTTATCTCGGGTAACTAATATCGTATTATCATAAGGACCATCACCCAGTCCACTGTTACCAACCACCACAAACTCAGGATTAACGTTCTTTTTAGTGTTTTTCGTGTTTTTCATTGTGAAAATAGAATATCAGGTTTTATCGGGAAGTCAAGAATTATTCACAAGCATACATCCAATGATAGTTGCGGGTAACAGGCTGATAATTGATTCGGTTCTTGAGCGTATGAATAGCCTGAATAGCACGGTCCTGCCGTTCGGGAGTCATATTCCAGATGCGGCGGCGGATGGTTCGGATAGCTTTTTCCAATCGGTCAATCTTCATCGTGGAAATAGATTACCAGAGTTTCAGAAAATGTCAAGCCCCCATCAAACTTTCTTTTCCAACATAATCCACCCCAACCTCCGGGGTCCAATACAGATCCCGTTCAACCTTCAAACCAAACGGTCCACGGATCGCCTCCATCTCCTCAAGTGAAGCAATACCACCCCATTCCACACAATCCATACCAAGGTCAGCAAACCCATACAGAATGCCATCCTCCATACCAGTAATCAACCAAGTAGCACGCCCCCATGGAGTAAACAGCTTACAAATCGGGGTGGTGTTATTGTAACCAGCCTTGGTCAACTTCCGCTTCAGTTCGTTAGTCAGTAGCTTCATCGTTCAAATAGAATACCTCAACCAGCCAGAAAGTCAAGGGTTTTTCAGGATTACCCCAAACCTTTTTTTGATTACTTAAACCTCCTCCTCCTCAACCCACATACCCACACCCTCTCTAATAACAATACCTTCATCACTATTCCACTCATAGTCATTGTCATCTATGATATTACCATCCTGAATCAACTGATTACCAACAAAAGCACCACCTTCATCAGCAAACTCATGGAAAAACTCAAGGGTAGGATAGTTCTTACTAATACGTTCCCAAGCAATAGTCACAGGACTCCAAGCAGTCTGATACCAAATCTTGGCACTACTAAGACCATCATCCTCAATCTCAGTAATATCCCATTCAGTTTCATCATACACACCCCACTTGGATCCCCAATTTCTAATAGTCCAGTCATACCAGTTATCAACACCATACTTGGCCTTGTAACTATCACTATTCTCTTTGGTAATACCCAAACCAAATGGCTTGTCTTTCTCAAACGAACTATTCTTGCCAGCCTCCTTATTAATCTTCCAATCAGCCCACTGCTTATCAATCTCAGCCTGGGTCATGATCTTCACAGGACTTGACACAAACTGAAGCTCACTAGGCATCGGAAGCAAGTTATTCAAACTCAACACACTACCCTGGCCAGCAGCATCCTTGATAAACCGCTTAACTTCAGCGGTAGGACCAGTAACACGAAAGTTAGTACTAATATGATTAGGCATAAGTCTTATTTAATTTACTCTTTTAGTTTACCAGCTTTTTTTAAGAAGTCAACAGCTTTTTTTAACCAACCACAGCCACCGTGGCGTTGCTCATCTCAACCGCCCAATGAACATGGTTCATCGCTTCCTTCTTGCTCACAGCGTGGCCAAGGAACTTGGCTTCAGCACCCACACCAACATACATGCGCCAGAAGTTCTTGCTGCTGCGGGTATCCACAGGCTTGTCAATCATACCCATAGGCTCATCAGCCTCGTTGAAGGCGACGTGGAGGTTAGGGACGGTGCTCTTGATCTTGGTCCAAGTGATCGTATTCATTGTGGGAATAGATTATCAGGTTTCAGGTGGAAGTCAACAGTTATTTTCGCTTCAATCCAACCGTGAGAATCACGTCACGTAGGCTCACCTCACAACGGTAGTTCAGCACAGCCAGCTTGCGGGTAGGAGCCTCAACGGGAACACTAAGCAGCTTGCCGTTGCGTTCCACAGTCACCATCCAAGTCTTACACGTAGGAATCATCGTGGGAATATCCTACACCAGCCAGCCAGAAAGTCAACGGCTATTTTTGATTACTCAGGCTTTTCAGGAAGCTTAACGTCCGTAATCCACCCTAGTGTACAAACACCCAAAATGAAAAACAAATCAGCTATAATAGAACCACGCAATATAAATGCAGATCCCAATAACATAATAGCAGGCGTAAATACCTTAATCAACGCTGCAACAACCAAGATATAATATTTAAGTTTATTCATCATCCCCATCCTACCATCCAATCAGAATCCAGGCAAGCCCCCTCACTTTTCTGCACTTTTCGCTTGTGGTCTGCACCAGACCTGGTACAGTGTATCCAGATCGGCTGACAAAGCCAGGGTAGGGGACCGGACCCTGCACCAATACCGTTATCGTTAAAGATCCATTGCGTGGCTTTGCGCCTGGCGCATTCTGTTGCCTAGGCTGGTGTAGTCACCCTCCTTGACCGTCAAAAGCGTGCCTATAGACCTTTATGCAAAGAGAATGGGACCGTAAGGTTACCCCTACGATCCCACATAGTCGATGAGAATGTTTCCTGTGGTTTTTTGTTATTGTAGAGCTGGGTGAAACAATAAAACACCCAGGAAGAATTATAAGGTAACCGGAGATTGAAAGTAACCTTAACCTTATAATTAAATCATATCACACAATGGATGATAGTCAACACTTTTCCTACTATACAAACGTTTCTCAATATCAGTCGCCTCAATCACATACATCTTACCCTCATGCTTAACCAAACAATAGTTGTATCGATATAATTCACTATCCCGAAACAATAGTGATCCAAATAACTCCTTGATCTTACTCACATCAGGTACATCAATTACTGTATGTAGATGATCACTGTTAGGTCGTACACGATCAGTACTACTAGGATACTTTACAGCTAGAATTTTAGTCATATCTTTTTATATACTACCAAATTATTTTAAAAAGTCAACAACTTTTTCCAACGTTTTTTCCAACTATTTACTATTTATTAATGTTATGGGAAGAAAGAAACTAAATAGAACACCCGATGAAATCCGAGAGCAAAACAGAAAACGATACGAACGATTCTACAGAAAAAATCGTAATAGAATCAGAAAAGAAAAACTTGAACGTTATCACAACAACGTGGACAAGACACTGCCCGACGTGTAACAAAGATATAGTATATAGTTGTAAATCAACATACAAAGTTGGGATTAAACGAAACTCTAAATGTTATACTTGTTCAGCTGATGTTGCAGTTAGTAAAAAAGGATGGAGTAAATCTAGATCTAGAAATTGTCCTCAATGTAATGTTACATTGACATATTCTTCAGTAACACATTGTACTAAAGCTAGTAAAAAGAATCAAGTTTGTCGTAAATGTAAATACGAACTACACAAACAAAAAATTCTTGAAAACATGAGAAACAAACATACGTGGGCAAATTATAACCCAACAGCATGTATGTACTTTGACACTTTGAATCAAAATAACAATTGGAAACTACAACACGCTTTAAATGGAGGTGAGGTTAGGATACTCAATTATTTTGTGGATTCATATGATAAACAAAACAACATCGTGGTTGAATATGATGAATCATCTCATTATGATAAGTTAGGAAATCTTAAACAAAAAGATGTGTTACGACAACAACGTATCATAACACATCTAGGTTGTAAGTTCTTTAGATATAATGAACGAACTAAAGAACTATATGAGGTTAGATCAACCTAACACTAAACGTTAGATCTCCATCGTTTAATGCATCCAAATTATTAAGTTTGGATTGAACACGACGACAAGCCTGTTCCTCAATTGTATCAGAGGCAAACATAATCTTCTGTATACACGTAGTCTTACCATTAGCCCGATGAATTCGGCCAAGTGCCTGTAACATGTTAATAGCACTGTAACTAGGACTAATAACACTACCACGTGGAAATTTACCATTCAAATCATGAAGACTAATACCCGCATTACCAGCCGCCAAATTAGCAATCATAATACGTTTAGTATCATTCTGAAATCCATCAATATCACTCTGACGTTGTTTATCAGTTTGACCACCCACAATCTTACTGATCAATCCATCAAACTTCTTGTTCTTCTTGAGTTGTTTCTCAATTGCCTCAACAGTGTCAGTGAAATTGACAAACACAACAGGGCTAATACCTTCATCAAACCAATCCTCAATCATTTCCACCATAGTGGGTACCTTGAGAAGTTCAGTAAGACGACGTGCCTTGGTCATGATAGCAAAGTGATGTTGACTGTAATTAACACTAGATTCCTCTAGAGCCGCCAATTCAGCTTCCATCTGTTCATACACACGTTGAATCTTGGCAGTATTGGTACCCATATCAAAACATTCAGCCATAACATGATTGTCCGGAAAGATATTCTTAAACATCTTACGGGTCATACGGCTACCAATCTTATACACATTGAACAACTTGTCATGAATCTGACTCATTGACTCAATAGCACGTTGACTACCAATATCAATCTGATAACCACCAAATCGTCCAGTATAAGCACCACAATCGTAAATAAAGTTACGATAGTTCATCAAGTTATGAAGTGTAGTAGCAAAACCAAAACTCCTCATCTCAAGTGGATTAGTAGCCGCTGTAGCACTCAACAACAACAACTTATAGTTATTCTTCTTAAGTGCAATAAGCATATCACTGTTCTTACTAGTCCAACCCTTACACTTATGACTTTCATCGATGATCACCAAACTATTCTTGGGGAAGCTAAAGATATAGTCATCAGGACTATCATCACGATTATTTTTAAAAGACAGATACGGTGTATTACCCCGAGTCAACTTCTCATAATTAATAATAACATCCGCCTTGATACCAAACTCACTCAGTACAGTCCGCCACCCATTAATCACAACCTTGGGACAAATAACAACAATAGGACTATTAAAGTTCTTTGCCACCCAAGCTGAACAATAGGTCTTACCAGTACCAGTCTCACTCGCATCAAACGCAACACCATTGATATAAAGACTGTTAACCAGATTTATAACATGATTACGTTGCGGTTCCAACAGTTTAGAAAAGTCAAAATTCATTGTGGTAATAGATTATCAGAGTTTCTGTAAACGTCAAGCCCCCAGCTCAAATATTTTCATCGTCTGTTTTCTTCGTTGTAATAGACGCCCTACACGCCAATACAACGGTCACAATACAGTTGGTAATATGCTTAATAAGAGCAAATAACAGACTATACAACAACAATATGGTAAACATAGCAAACAAATAGTTACTAACACTATCTGTCACCAGTTTGAATAATTGTACAAAATCAGTAGTTAACATATATTAAACAGTAGCCTTCTTTTCCAGTTCAACCAACTTCTCAGCGGGTATCTCACTGATGATCTGCTTACTATACTTCGGAAGCTTCTTAAAAGCAATAGCAAGCTGTTTAGGGCTAAGAGTACGGCCCTTGTTGATTTGTTCAGCAAAAGAACTAAGGATAAAAGCGTCCGTACCATTGAAACCAATCCCGTTGTCCTGACCGGTGGATTGGGTGGCCTGCTCATCGGCCGTCTGACGTTGCCAGAGCTTCACGATAGCCCGTGTAGCCCAGGCCGGGTTGGTAGCCAACTGATTCTTGACGTAAGTGACAATCGCTTTGTTCATCGTGAAAACAGTATAGACCAACCCGGCCCTTTTTCAAGGGTTTTCTGCAACTATTTTTGACTAGTAATCGTACCCAATATCGGTGCGGTCTTCGTAGTCGCTCTCCAGCCAGTCATCCTCCCTACCCTCGTCCCGGTAGTCATCGGCCTCGTTCTGGTTGTAATCCTGGAAGTCATCCTCGCCACTACCATCACCAGGCCAACCAGTATCGCTACTAACACTATCCTCGTATGCAATATCTTCGTAGTCCATATTATTATTTAGATTTTAATTTTAACACTACCAATCTTATTACCATTACTATCAGTCACACTGAACGTATCCATTTTAGCCCCCTGACACATAAACGCATCATGTACATTGTTAACTACATTAGCCATGATACGATCAGTCTCGGAGATCCAATTATCTTCCCAAGCCGCATTGTCAGTATCAAACTCAATCGTGATCTTCATTGTTCAAATATCCTACCAGACATCCTGAAAAGGTCAACGACTTTCTTTAACTTTTTTTCGTTATCGTTAATTCTATTAACGCACCCCCAGGTACCCTACCCTCGCTTTGTCAGCTGTTGGAGATACTGTAAACCAACCAGCCAAAAAGTCAACAACTTTTTTTAAGTACTTGATTTGGTTTGGGTATCTAATTGTTTTACAATATCACCCAAAGCCTCAATAGCCCTAATCAAGTGTTCAATAGATTGTGATGAAGCAATAGCATTACCATCACTCAATCCACTCTTATCATTAGCCAACTTTACTTCATTATCAAATACGGTATAATCAATCATAATACTATATTATCACACCCCACACCAAAAGTCAATGGGGTTTCATAGGATTACCCCAAACCTCACTCACTAATCACTTACAGTCATCCGGAGTAAACTCAACCAGATCAAATCTCAGGTGGTTACACTTCCATACACCATCATACAAATACACATAGTCAGCCCATCGGTCCTTACCCTCAGCCAACAACTCCTCCTCAGTGTCACAAGTCCTGGGAGCGACATTGGTCTCATTTCTGTCTCGTCCGTAATACACACAAACACCATCAACGGGATTCTTAAACGAATGAGGCTTGTCCGTAGAGATATTCTTACCCAAAATAGACAAACTGCCACCGTCAATCAGTTTGTTGATAATCTCAGGAGTATTGTAACTCTGAAGAAGAATACGTCCATTGTGAGCGAGATAACCATCACAGTGACAATAAATGTAACGGATATTGTCAGTATTCTTAATAGCAATAAGACTTCGGGTACTCATATGTTTTATTTAGTTATTTAATTACTTCTTGCTACTATTCAGTATCTCAAGTACCCGAGTCAATACATACTGTTGCTCAGATTCCTTGATATTAATGTTACCAGGCACATAACCAGTGATAACACCCAACAAACGACACAAAGCCAAGTGAGCATCAATATCACCCTTACACGTAGCGTTAACATCATTGATCCTTTTATGTAGAACTTGGACAGATTCAGTATTCATTGTGGAAATATCCTACCAGACCAAACCGGAAACGTCAAGGGTTTTCTAGGTTCACCCCCAACCTTTTTTTAACTACTTAATTCCCCTCATCCTCAATCACTAGATCCTCACTATCAAGAATATGATCCGTTCGTTCCATAAACCACTCACTAGTCTTAACCTTCTTATTCACAAGATCATACTCAATATCATCACCATAGTCACTACCTTCAC